TCGGCGCGAATCAAGCCGACATTGAGTGCACTGGCCACACGGTCAAAGTCAGCATCACTCGCCTGGCCGCATTTCAGCAACTCGTAGGCGGTGCGAATCTTGACCATGATCTGGTCGGCGTTCTCTGACGGCTGCTCCTTGTTTCCGGCGATGACGCGAATCCAGGTGGTGAAGTGATCTTGGTTCTGGCGCTTGGCGTGGGCGGCGCGGCGATGTTGAGTTTTCATTTTTAATCCTTCGCAACATGCTGACTACAAATGCCACTCTTCTTGACTGCAAACCCACCAATGCCACAGCGGATGTTCTTTTCATTCCTGTAACTATCGCTAAAGTGCAACCCATACCCATTATTTTCATATTGAATGTTCGAGTCGATCATCCATTGCGGCATAACCATGTCGGACTTTAAGCTGGCACAGTCAGCGCAATTGTGTGCCTTTGGGATGTAATCCTGTGCGGCTTTCGCCTCGCTTTGTTTGCTCATGATATTTCTCGTATTTGGTGGGGCTACTGGCTTTCCGTACTTGGCGGCGTTGGGCGGTTAAGCGGCCCGCGCAGACATCGTTCGTTTCTGGAACACACAAACGCCCGGCAGTTCGGTGTTTTCACCCAGGCCACGCACGTAGGCGCGCAACTTGACAGAATCCGCCATCACAAGATTGATCAGTGCCGGATTCGCGGCGATGTGCTTCACCAGCGAAATCATGCTGGTGACCTCGAATTCAAAGGTCGATTTGGAACTGATGCCTTTGGCTTGGCTGATGGGGGTCACCTGTGCCGCTGTGACAACAGCCGATTCCATGACAAGCGCTGCGCTGGATTCCGATGCGCGGGTTTGAATCTCGACATCACGCTCATTTGCCTGCTGGGCTTCAAGCAATGCGGCTTGCTTAGATGCCTCAGCAGCACGATTGGCTTCTTCCTGTGCGGCTTTGTTGCCGGCGGCGGCGGCTTCTGCTGCAACCCTGGCCAGTTGATCTTGTTCAGCCCTGGCCGCAGCAGCCACGGCAGCAGCCTTGTCGGCAATGATCTTGCGCTCGGCGGCGGCGGCCAGTTCAACCCGGCGGGCTGCTTCGGCAATGCGCGCGCGCTCGGCGGCGGCGGCGGCTTCGGCAATGCGCCGTTCCTCAGCGGCCTGGCGGGCCTTGGCATCATCGTAGGCCAGCATGGTTGTCTTCCAGGCAGATTCCGTGCCAGCGAGGGTTTCAGCCGGTCCGCGAAACAGATCATTGACCGCCTTCAAGGCCTTGTTCATCGGGCCGGTGATGCTGGTACGCATCGCCTCCATGCGATTGATCTTGCCCTTGACTGATTTCAGTTCTTCGGCGGCCATGGAATAGTCGTCGTCGGTGGAAATCACAAAGGTCTGAGCCATGCGCAGGGCGCTCGATGCGCTGCGCGTCATCACGGCCATGTCGGGCAGGCTCAAGGCCTGTACTTCGGAGAGCACGCTAGGTTCCTCAATGGTTTCAGTGTTCACAATGAATGCCTTTCTTTGAAGCGCTGAATCGTCAGCAGAGATAAAAAAACAGAGAAATCAGATGGGTCTTTGAATTCCCAAAGTTTGTAGTCACCATCCGGGAAAAGTTGCAGGGCACCGCGGCGGACGGTATTGGTTCCATTCAAGGAATCAGCCTTGATCATTTCTGAATAAGCGGCGGTCTGGATGCCCACAATCGGGCTCATGGCCACGGTTGATTTCAGGTCGATGTCCCAAAGTTCGCCGCGCAGCGCGTAGCGCCGATCAATCGTCCCGGCGTAGCGATGCGTCGGGTGATAGAGTTGCTGTTCGTTGAAGATCACGACCGGCTTCTTTTCGGCCATGAACTTCTTGTACCCGGCCAGGTAGCCAGAGATCGGCTCCAGCGCGGCGCGGCCATCTTCGCTTTCTTCGTCCAGGTCATCGTCGTCCAGCAGTTCGCAAGCCCGGTGCACGGAGGTTCCAAGCGCTGCCTTGGCATGCAAGACCGCCCTTGGTATTCCGTCAAAGGAATAGAGCGGTTTCAAAACCTGTGTGACGCTGGGCACCCGCACGCCGTCAAGCGTGTAGATGTGCGTTGCGTCGTCGAAGACAAGGTTCATAGCGTGCATCCTGGGTGCAGGTTGCGCTTCGCAACTACATAGGCCTCATGCGCTTGCTCGGCTGTGTCGAAATATCCGATAAAGTGCCTCTTGCCGTCAGCTTGTATCTGTGCAACGAACTTGCCGATTCGTGCGTAAAAACTGGCACCCAAGAGTCCCGTCGAACGGTTGTGCCGCGCTGCCTTCCGCTGGTTCTGCACATTGACTTGATTGGTCACGTCGCGCAAATTTCCCCAGCGATTGTTTAGGCCGTCGCCATCTTGATGATCGACAACTCCAGAGGGCCACTCGCCAGTCATGTAAAGCCAAGCTAGGCGATTCGATTGGTACCTTGTGCCCTCTATGCTGATGGTCAAGTGCCCCTTTGCGACTGAGCCCGCGATTGAACCAACTGCGATCCGGCGTGCGGGCTTCTCCCGCCACAGAAATAAGCCGGTCTCAGGTATGTAGTCAATGATGTGGCGCAAGCGTTGTACGCTGATCGGTTGCATCATGACACCGCCAGCAGTTCGGCCTTGATCTTGTCAAACTGATCTACCGTCATCGTTGTATCGATCACCGCTACGCCGATGCGGTCAAACATCGCCTTCACAGCATCGTCTGGAAGCTCAATAGCTGCAATCTTCTGAATCAGGTACTTGCACTGGCCCGCATTGATCGTCTCGCCGTCCGTGGTGGCCGTGCGTGCCGGTGCGGCGGTTTTCTTGATCTCGCCTGTGCCGGCATCAACGGGTCCGCACGGGGACTGCTCTGCTTGTTTCTGCTCCTTGATGATTTCGGCATCGACCACCGATCCATTGCTTGCTTCCTGCGCAGCTTTGGCGGCCGACTTGCTTTGCGGCTGTTTCATGGCGGGCGTCTCGCTCACCGGGTCCGGTGCATAGCTGCCGTCTGGCTGCTGGGTGACGGTGATTATGTCGGCGGTTTCCTCGGCGCTTGGCAGGCCCATCAACAACTCGGGCGCGTAGATGCGACCGAAGAATGCCGCAGAGCGGTAGCGCAGCATCAGGTCGGGCATGGACTGCCACTTGCTTCCGTTCTTTCCGTACCAACCCTCATTGACCGCCATTTCCATGGAAACCATGGGCGACTCCAGGCGGGTGTTGGTTGACAGCTCGACCGCCCAGGCAATGCATGTTGCATTCCTGACGCGAACCTTGGCGACTTTTGCCACTTTCTTCCGCTCAATCCACTCGAACGTGGTGTGAGTGGCGTCGATTTCATCGCCCTGTTTGATGTCAAATCGAAGCGGCGAGTAGCGACCGCAGGAATTGATGGCAGCAATGATGAACTGGCTGGACCAGCTTGGCCGGCCTTCAATGACGTGCAAATTCTGCATGATCATTAGCGGGTCCGCATTCATGCGCTGGCTCATGTTCAGTGCAATCATGCAGTTTGGCAACGCAGAAGGGTTTACCTCCCACTTCTTGTTCTCGCCGTAGCCGACTTCGACCATCGAGCGATATGCGGTGGGGACCATGCTGCTTTCAGTGAACATTTTTGCAGTGCGCTGCATAAATTCAAAAGACTGCAGGCTGCCAAAGCCCATCGTGACGATGGCATTTTGTTCTTGGGTTGTGGGTAAGTTGCTCATGATGTTCTCAGTTGAAAATTTGTTGAAATAAGTAAATAGCGCCGGTCACAATCACCGCCGTGCTGCACAAGCCCATGACCAAAGCAAGACCCCAAACCAATGCCATTTCAGCGCCGCTACATGGCTCGATGTAGTCGAGTTGATTCAGCCTGAAATTCCCAGCATCAGAGCCTTGTTTGCAGGCTTTTACTCTCGTTACCTTTGCTGCACAGTCCTGCGCTGGTGTGGAGCAAGTGCAGTCACGGCCTTGGTTGCAAATGTGAGTACAGCCGCTCATAGCCACATCCAAACGCGACCAACAAGGCGCAATAGTGGACTATCTGGCTTGGTTGTACGCTCATCAAGCAAAGCCGTTTGCAGCGTCAACGCATAGCCTTCAATACGCGGCATAGCTGGCGTATAGCGAAGTCCGATCTGCACAGCGCCAGCCGTAGCAGTGCGGGGCGTGGTGTAGGGAGTCATGATTTCACCGCCTTGGCAATAACTGCACGAGCAGAGTCAACTGCTTCTTGCAAAACAGCTAGTTGCGCTTCGTGCTTGAAAGCAGTCAATCCGACGATGCAAATAAGCTTATCAAGTGCCTCAAGCAACTCAGGTGCAGCGGCTATCAGGATGGCGTTGGCATGGAACTCTTGCACTTTCTTGCTATGTGGGTTTCGTGCGCAAAGTACGGTTGATTCATGACATTCAGGCATGTCGTGAATTTCAAACCCTCCACCTTTCAAATTGCAGGCACTCCACGGCCCAGGTGTATGCGAGGCGCTCATGCTGCAATCAACCCAGTAAAGCCGCGCCACGGGCAGTTAGATCGCGTGTGGCCATCGCCACCGCACAGGGTGCAACTGTTGTATGAGTTCATGCTGGAACCTCAATAAACTCACCGTTTTCGTTAAGCGTGTAAAACACATTGGGCTTGATGCCGTCTCTACCGACGATGGCAGCCTTTGCGTGAACGATGTTGTAGTCGTCATCACGAAATACAAGGAAGAGAGCGTTTCCCTCGATACCTGCGGCGCGGCCTTCATCGCCCGTGGCCGATGCAGCACCCTGATAGCCCGTGGCGCTGGCTGCACCCCGAGTGCCCGTGGCGCTGGCTGCACCCTGATAGCCCGTGGCGCTGGCTGCACCCCGAGTGCCCGTGGCGCTGGCTGCACCCTGATAGCCCGTGGCGCTGGCTGCACCCTGATCGCCCGTGGCCGATGCTGCACCCCGAGTGCCCGTGGCGCTGGCTGCACCCTGATCGCCCGTGGCCGATGCAGCACCCTGATAGCCCGTGGCGCTGGCTGCACCCTGATCGCCCGTGGCCGATGCTGCACCCTGAGTGCCCGTGGCGCTGGCTGCACCCTGATCGCCCGTGGCGCTGGCTGCACCCTGATCGCCCGTGGCGCTGGCTGCACCCCGAGTGCCCGTGGCGCTGGCTGCACCCTGATCGCCCGTGGCGCTGGCTGCACCCTGATCGCCCGTGGCCGATGCTGCACCCTGAGTGCCCGTGGCTGACGCAGGAGACGCTGGGTCTACTGGCTTGCAGCGGCTGGTCGTGTATTCAATCGCCGCTTTCACTATCCCGGCGAAATTTATCTCGGCTTTGATGGTGATCTTGCTGCTTGCGACTTTGCTATCACCTTCATGTCGGCTCAATTCACCAGACTGCTCGACCAATGCAAATCGGTTACTGGCAGGCTCGTAATAATTGAAAACGTCAAGCGGATATTCGCAGGCATGAAAGCCTGATTCGCAAGCCTTCACTTTTCCCTGGTGCTTATAAGTCTGCCCAATGGCGAACTGATACCCACGGCATTGCATGTTGGCATCAAACCCCTTGTAAGCCACGATGACTGGCGTAGCTACTACTGCTACATCGACCGCTTTAACATTCTTTTTCGTTGCCATGCTTAAACCTTGTTTTGAGTGGAAACCTGCAGCGCCAGAGCCGCGCGGTCATTGGACTGGTGCCAGGCAGCATTTGTCAGCGCCTCATGGGCCTTCACTTCGGCATTCATGGCCGACGCGATCAGATACCGAGCCATGGTCCGCGCTTTTTCGGGTGTCATGTCGTGCTGCATGCGGAGCCCACCGGCCTGAGAAACAACGCTGACAAATGGCATCTCTTGATAGACACACGATGTCATCTCAAGCACGCTTGCACCGGTGAAATTTTCAACTGTGTACTTCATACCGCTTCTCCCATTCCCGAATAGCGCATGAAGGCGCGCACGATGTCAAATATCCCGCTCGTGCCCTGCGCTTGCCCGATTGATCTGCGGTCCTCGCAGACCCTGACAATGCAGGTTTCTTTGTCGTCCACGACAACAGCAAAAAAAACATCCTTGCCGTTGATGGTGATGGCGCGCCGGGTTTCGTTGTCTTGGACAACTGGCGGGTGGACGATGATGGCGTTCACGATATCGCCCCGCTGAGTAGCTTCAAAGCCGGGATCAAGACCGGGGCGAGTGCCCAGTACAGGCCGCCGAACACCATTGAAATCATGGCGATGGCGATGATCAGTTCTTTCATGATTTGTCTCCCATTTGGTAAGCAATGGCGCCGAACAACAGTGGCACGGCCACCGATGCAAGGGCGTAGGAAAACAGGCAAAGTGTGAGCATGGTGGCCTCCTAGTGAACAAGGTGCTTGAAACCAGGAGCCAGAAACACCGTCTCGCCATCGGCGCTGATGTTGTCTGCGATGTGATTCACCACGTTGCTGCCGCGCCAGGCCTTGGAGTCGCGGCCGGTCATGCGAAGTACCGGGGCGGCGGCATGGTGAACTCCGATTTGTGCATACCAGTCGGCGAGGATCTCGCGACGATGGGCCGGGGTCATGGTTAGCATCTTGTTCTCCATCTGGTTGAGGAACAGAGCGATTGGGTGAAGTGGCTGGGCTGCGTTCAACTTTCAAGCTACACCGGCTGATGCCTATCGCTACTGGACGGTTTCGAGCCGCCATATCCCGCCATGCAACCACTTCATTCAATCGCTCTCAGAGCGTAGATAGGTGTGGGCTGGGCTTGATTCCAGCTTGCCTCCCGAGAACCTGCCAGCTAAGCAGCCACTCGTCTGTTGGCATAACAACGTCTGTGCCCTAGAAACATGAACCGTTGTTGTGTGTCCATCCACACCGCCACACCTATCTACGCTCTACTTTCCACACCAAAACCGCATCAGTCATAAGACCTAAACCCCTTGCGCATCCTGTCGGTTCGCCGCGTATCGCTCGGCTGGGTTGTTTCGCTTTTTGAGTGCGTGCATGCAGTCTAGCAAACAAGTTTGCATAACGCAAGATATTTCGCAAGAAAGTTTGCAAACAGTTAAAAATATTTTTTACCGAGGCATACGAAAGTGTAAGAGTCCACCGGAAAACATCAACCATTGATATATGTCAAATGCCTGGTTTTTGGAACTAACAAAAATCATTGCTCAAAAGCTCAAAAATAAGTAGGGAGATGGATGTGGAGTTACGCCAGAAAATCAGCCTGAGCACGGCGACTGTTCATGTCGGCGCCGAAATGGGGGTGTTCAAATTCCGGGCCATGGGGTTGCTGACGGTCGGAACCATGCGCCAGTTACAGGCGAATCTGGCGGACCAATGGCGCTGTTACCCGGTCATCATGGCTGACATGACGGGCGCAACGATTGCTTATCGGCCGAATGATCCGTGGCTGGACTACAGCATTCAGACGCTGTGTGCCGTATTGGTTCGACCGGATCAGGTCAATCCCATGCGCGCCATCGCCGCTAACCGGGGCCGGGCAGGATGTTTACGCCGGGTATTTACCGATGAGATGGCGTGTGAATCGTGGGCGTTTCGGCAGGCTGCTTTGATTCGGGATGAGTCTTTGTGGATCGAACCCTGGGCCGCCTAGACCTCTTCTCCATCTCTTTTTTGTAGTGTTCGATGGCGTTGGCAACGGCATTCCAGGCCATCAACAGGTCTTGTTTGTTGTCGATGTCCTCCAGCAGAGTGACCACATCCTCCGCGATCTGGCGGCGGCGCGCGGCCATTGGCATTTCCTTGATGGGCTGGCCCTGGGGTGCCCGCCGGTCTTCAATATTGACCGGGATTGTGATGGGGGTCGATGCCGCATGCGGTGCAATCAAACTGTCAACCGTGACTCCCGGCCCTAACGCAACTGCCAGCTTCGCCACGTAGCGCGGGACCATATCGCCCTTTGCCTCCAGATTTTCGATGTTCTGGCGGCTCGTTCTGACGTGTTTAGCCATTTGGGTTGTATTCCAACCTCGCGCTAATCTGAACTCTTTTACCTTTTCCCCGATATTTTTCATGGCAAATCATTTTGCAGCACTTGCGCGCAATTAAGTTTGCGCGTAAACTGCAAACTACTTTGCAACGAAAGCGGGAAATGAATCAACAAACTGGCATCGAACAGGCGCTTGAGAAGTTCGAAAACAGCCCCACAAAGCTGGCCAAAGCGGTCGGCGGACCAGTTCTCAGACAACACGTTGAGCACTGGCTGAAAGCGGGAAAAGTGCCTGCAGACAAGGCGCCCGACGTGGAGGCCGCCACCGGCATTCCAGTTGAGGCGCTGTGCCCTGATACGAATTGGGGAGTAGTGCGTGGCACACCAATTCCCGACAGCATCACCGAAACCACCCCCGTATAAGCCAAGCCCCGCACTCTTCGGGGCTTTTTGCATTGCGCGATCAACTTTGAAATTTGACATGCCTGAATCATCGTTTTTTTGTCAAAAAACAAAACCCTAGAAACCCCTAATCATTACGGAGAGACGCATGAAACTCTTTTATGACGATGAATTCGATGCGATAGCAACCGCCATCGGGGCCAGTGGCAAGCCTTTCAAACTTGTTGCTGCGCACATCTTTCCTGACATGAAGCCTGAGAGCGCCTATGCCAAGCTGAAAGAGTGCTGCAACCCGACAGGCGACCAACGTCTGAGTTTCGGCCAGGTGATCCGTGTAATGCAGTTCTGCGAGTATTACGATCCGCTTCAATACGCCTGCGACGAAACGCTGCATGCTCGACCTAATCGAAAGTCAGTTGAGGATGAGATGGTCAAGCTGGTTGAGGCGATCAACAACGCATCCTCGACCATGGAGCGGGCCATGCGTGCGCTGGATCACATCAAGGGCCGCGGCGGCATCAAGGCGGTCGCATGAACAGCGCTTTTGAAACCGACTTGGACGCCTACAAGACGGATGTGGCTGACCGCATCGCACCGGCCGGCTACACCGCATTCAATTGGCAGCGCCCCGGCGCAGATCCCCTAACTCCCGAGCAGATCAAAGCCAAAGAACACTGCGCCGACATGATGCGCCGCTATTACGCCCGTAAGGCCAAGGAAAAGGCCCAGCGGGTCAACAAGGAAGATTTCTGCATCAGCCCGACACCGCAGGCTGATCGCGACAAGACGGCGCGACTGGTGGGACGGAATAACGGGGCGAGGTCGCAATGAAGGACTGGCTCAACCAATGCCACTTCGGTGACTGTCTTGAAGTCATGCGCAGGTTGCCAGATAACTGTGTTGACAGCATCGTGACAGACCCGCCTTATGGGATTAGCTTCATGGGCAAGAAATGGGACTATGACGTTCCCGCCGTTGAAGTCTGGGCCGAAGCCTTGCGCGTGCTCAAGCCGGGCGGCTACCTGTTGGTATTCGCCGGTACCAGAACCCAGCACCGTATGGCCTGCCGGATTGAAGATGCAGGATTCGAGATCCGCGACATGATCGCATGGGTCTATGGATCGGGTTTCCCGAAGTCCCATAACGGTGAGTGGGGAGGTACCGCACTCAAACCAGCATTGGAGCCGATCACCATGGCGCGCAAGCCGTTTTCCGGCACGGTAGCCGCCAACTGGGAGGAGCATGGCACCGGGGCGCTGAATATTGATGGGTGTCGGATAGCCACCGAAAACAACCTCAATGGTGGTGCGTATTCTTCCGAGCGAAAGCCTAGCGACAGTGAATGGGTGAAGCACGGCGGCACGATTCACAGCAGCACTGGTCAAGAGTTTGTGCAGCCCGAAGGCCGCTGGCCAGCCAACCTAATTCATGACGGCAGTGATGAAGTTGTCGCCATGTTCCCGCAGAGCGCAGGCCAGCAGGGCGATGTTCGCGGAACCGAGGTAAGCCGTACCGGTGGAGAAAACACCAACTGCTATGGTAAATTTGGCCGAATCCCCGCTGCAGCACGTAACGACATAGGGTCCGCTTCCCGATTCTTCTACTGCGCCAAGGCCAGCAAAGAGGACCGGAATGAAGGCTGCTCGGGCTTGTCTGCCAAGACGGGCGGTATGGTCAGCAATACCAGCGGCCAGCATATCACTCGGCGTGATGGCGGCGCACCGGGGCCACGCGCTAATCACCACCCCACTGTCAAGCCCACCGACTTGATGCGCTACCTGTTGCGTCTGGTCACTCCCCCAAATGGCATTGCGCTGGACATGTTCATGGGTAGTGGATCGACGTGTTGCGCAGCAGTGCTTGAGGGGTTTCAATTTATTGGAATCGACTTTGAGGCTGAATACGTCGAAATTGCGCGCGCTAGGACTGACAGCGCTCGCCGGCAAGGATTTCAGTCCTCACTTGACCTGGAGGCAGCATGACAACCCTAGCCATCCTCATAGACGAACGCCGCGCCCTGGCTGCCAAGGTAGCCGGTAAAGACGTGGAAATCGCAATGGCACTGGGTGAGCGGGATAAAGCGTATCAGGCCATGCGGGAAATGCGGGCGCAGATCGAAGCCAGGAAGGCTGCGCGAGCGGCGGGGTGCTTTTTTGATATGCAGGGCGAGGCTGATCGGGTTGTGTTGCAGGAGGCCGGAAATGGCACGCGCTAGAAATATCAAACCAGGATTCTATAAGAACGAAGACTTGGCCGAGTGCTCGATTTGGGCGCGCTTCATCTTCCCCGGACTCTGGATGATGGCAGACCGGGAGGGTCGTCTTGAGGACCGACCGAAGCGCATCAAGGCGGAGTTGCTCCCGTTTGACACGCAGGATGCCGATCCGCTTTTACGTGAATTGGATTCCCATGGATTCATCATTCGCTACCAGATTGAAGGCGCTTCATTCATACAGATTACCAAGTTTTTAGACCATCAGGCGCCGCATTATTCCGAGAAACAAAGCATCATCAAGCCGCACAAACTCCCGGAAACTGATGTTGATGATGAACCAATAAAACCCAAGAAGATAGTTTCATTAAGAGGGGGTCGCAACCCCCTGAATCCCTCTTCACTGAATCCTGAATCCCTATTCCCCCAAGCCCCCAAGGGGGTAGACCCGTTCGATGAATTCTGGAAAGCCTACCCAAACAAGACCGGGAAAGACGCCGCTAGAAAGGCGTTTGATAGGCGCACTCCTGGGAAACAATTGCTGATCGATATGCTTAATTCGCTGGAGATTCAGAAGCAATCTGATCAATGGCACAAGCAGGGCGGTCAGTTCATTCCTAACCCTGCGACATGGCTGAATCAAGGTCGTTGGCAGGATGGTGAGCCGATGGATTCCCAACGCCAGGAGGCATTCGTATGACCGGCCATCAAGAACTTTTTGCCATTCGCCGCGCCGGCCATAAGCCCGAATTCGTGTGGGTGTCTGACTTCGAAAACTGCTACCTTGACGGCTTCACCGTGCGGGTGGCAGGTGACACCCCGGAGCTTGAAGATTTCCGTTTTCTAGTGGGCGTGACCGCCATCGTTGAAGGTTCTGATGCTGCCCGTGTTGATCGCATTGCCAAAACCTGCCAAGCCATTGCCCGGCGTGTGATCGCCAGCACATTCAATGGCCGCGACGTGGTGCGCGTCACCGACACAGAAGGGGTAATGTCATGGCCGGTTTGATTGCGGCAGAAACGCTATTCAAAAAATGCACCAAGTGCGGAGAGGTAAAGACGCTTGCCTCATTTGGTGCACACAAGCTATGCCGTGACGGGGTGAACCCAAAGTGCAAGGCTTGCAATAAAGCCGCCGCTTCGGCTTGGTACGTTGCAAATGCGGAAAAAGCAAAGGCTTCTGGCGCGTCCAGGAGGGCTGCAAATCCAGAGAAGGAAAAAGCATCAAACGCGAAGTACTACGCTAAAAATTCAGTTGCAGTGAAGGCCTCTGTTGCTGCATGGGCCGCTGCAAATCCTGAGAAGGTAAAGGCATATGGCGAAAAGTGGATAAGCAGGAACAAGAACAAAGTCAGGGCAAATACAGCTTCTTGGCGAGCCGCAAATCCGGATAAGAGTCGAGTACATGTTCAAAATCGCCGCGCCCTTGAGAGGATTAATGGCGGGAAGTTATCGAAGAACATCGTCGCCAAACTTATCAATTTGCAGCGTGGAAAATGCCCATGCTGTGGCCTTCCTCTGGGTAAAAACTTTCATGTAGACCACATCATTCCAATTGCTCTAGGTGGGTCAAATACTGACAACAACGTTCAATTGTTGCGCCAGCGCTGCAACAACCAAAAGCACATGAAACACCCGGTTGATTTCATGCAACAGAGGGGATTTTTGCTATGAGTCAAATCATCACAGATGATGATGTGAATTTCGATCTTTACATGAACGAAACCGAGGCGCGGCAAAACGTGCGCTCGGCATCGGTTTACGTGCAGGCCATCATCGACCGCGCCCGGTCGCCGCGGCGCGAAGTGCAGCACTACATGCCGTGGGGTAAGACCCACCGTCTTATTCAGTTCCGGCCTGGCGAGGTGACGGTGTGGGGCGGTGAGAACGGCAGCGGTAAGAGCCTGGTCACCGGTCAGGTGATGCTATCGCTGTGCGCCCAAGACCAGAAATGCGGCCTCTCCAGCTTTGAGATGAAACCCGTTAAAAGTTTGGAACGCATGGGCCGGCAGTGGACGAAATTCCGCGCCGACGACCCGCAAGCCATGGCCAGCAGCTACGAATTCGAGAAGCTGATGGGCTTGTACGAGCAGTTCCGTGACTGGACCGACACGCGATTGTGGCTGTACGACAAGCAGGGCACCGTGCATTGGAAACAGGTTTGCGCGGTCGCCCGCTACTGTGCGAAAGAGTTGGGCATCACGCAATTTGTGGTGGACAACCTCATGAAGTGCGTGGCTGGAGAGGATGACTATAACGGGCAAAAGGCGTTCATCGACGAGGTTTGCGCCATCGCCCGCGACCACAACATCCACATTCACATCGTGCACCACGTAAAGAAGCCGTCCACCGAGGGTAAGCGCCCGACTCGCTACGACCTCAAGGGAACGGGTGCCATTTCCGACCAGGTAGACAACGTGATTCTGGTGTACCGCGACAAGGCCAAGGAAAAAGACATCCAGGCAAAAAAACTGGTTTCAGAGACGCAGCCAGACACCCTGTTGATCGTGGACAAGCAGCGCAACGGCGAAGGATGGGAAGGGAATATCGGGCTCTGGTTTGACAAACAAAGCCAGCAGTTCCTGGGCGGCCACAACGTCAAGCCGATGGACTTCTACACGGCGCCACAAGAGGAATTTGTCGCATGACCACCAAACCCACCGACTACCCCTGCACCGGAGAGCCCGCCGTCCCCGATTTTGCCGATGTCGTTGAAGTGACCGGGCGCGACGGCGGTGTAACCCGGATCGAAGTACGCAAGCAAGCCATTGAAATTATTGATTTTTACCCCCAACCAACCCGGAGAGATTAAATGTCCTTTGAATTCCAGAACCTCACGAAAGCCAAACTCAATTCAGTCAATGTCCGAAGTGAAAGGCACGGCCAAGAGCTGGTGCCAGCCGTCGATCTGAAGATCACTATTAATACCAGCAACAACATTTTGGACGGTTTCGACGTAGGTCTGAAACCCAGCTTGTATTTCAAAGCGCAAGACGACGAGCAGGAAACACTCGAAGGCATTGATCCCATCACCAGCCTTCCAAATCTTCGTTTCCCTAAGTTGGTTGGACCGCTCAAATGGGACACTGTTGGATCCGGATATGTGGTGACGATTGATTGGGGTATGGGTGGTGATTCCAATATCGTCATGCATAGTTGTGAGATCAATGGCCTTACTTTTTCACCAAAAGAAGGTGGTACGGTTGAGTTGACTGTGCGTGTGCAAATCTCTGGAGTAGATGAGGCAATCATCGGTAAGCTGGCAATGCTAATACAGCACGAAATTTACACCACCATGACAGCCCCCACGCCGGCCGATGTTGACGACCTGATCAAACCGATGGAAAACCCATTCTTCAACACGGACCCGGCGCCGTTGACGCCTGAGGCTGCGTTCATTGGTTCGGTGCACTGATTCACAAAAAAAGTGGGACTACCGAATGAAACTCCTACGCCAAATCCTCTGTATCCCGCTTGGGATCGTGATCAACATTCTGGCCGCTGTCATTGCGCTGCAAATACTGGGCGGTGAGAGATGAGTCAAATCACCGTAACCCTTCCTCCACCTGTTTCGGCGAACAGGTACTGGGCAACCCGCGTTATCACGCCCAAAGGCGGCGGTCGGCCCATGGCCATGACCTATGTCACTCCAGAAGCGAAGGCCTACAAAGAACAGGTCGGCTGGCTACTCAAAGCCCACGGCGTACGCGCCGCCATGCCAGGACGGGTGCAGGTTGACATTCAGATGTACCCGCATCGCCCGCTGGACTACAAAAAGCGTATGGCCAAAGACCCGATGTACTGGGACGACACCGTGCAGCGCCTGGACTTGGACAACGCCCGCAAGGTGGTGAACGATGCGCTCAAAGATCTGGCATTCGCTGATGACAAGTGCATTTTCAAGGACTCGGGCGAGGTCATGGAGCCCGATGGGCGCGAGGCTTGTCTGATCGTCACCATTCGGCCATATGTGCGGGCGGTGAATCCGCAGGATGAACTTCTGGAACTGGCATGAGAATCTATTTGGCCGGTCCCATGAGCTCAATCCCCGATCTCAACTTTCCCCTGTTCAACTCCGAGGCCGCCCGCCTGCGCGCGCTGGGCTACAAGGTCGTCAACCCTGCTGAAATCAATCCAGACATCAACGCCGATTGGCACGCCTGCATGCGCTCCGACATCGTGGAACTGGTGACCTGTCAAGCCATTGCGATGCTGCCGGGCTGGGCCCAGTCGCGCGGTGCTCGTCTGGAGCATCACATTGCCGAAGCGCTGGGCATGCTGGTGCTGGACGCGGACGAGCTGGTGGCGGAATTGGAGATGGCATGAAACACGATGAACTTCAAGAAGACTTGGCCTGCCACCTGCGCGCCGGTACTGACCGCATGGTGTGGACGAACACCCAGCTCGGGCCGGTTGGCAGCCCGCGCCCGGACGTGTTCACCGTCAATAAGTCGTTTTCCAAATTTCGCACCGACGCCTACGAAATCAAGGTCAGCGTGTCCGATCTGCGCAGCGACGTGACGAGCGGAAAGTGGCAGTCTTATCGCAAGTTCTCGAATGTGGTCTGGTTTGCGTTCCCGCGCGGCATGGCCCCGTTGGACCTGATACCAAAAGAGTGCGGCGTGATCCTGCGCAGCGATACCGGCTGGCGCGCGGCACGCAAACCCGTTGCCCAGGTGCTGGACACCCTTCCGCGTGACGCCTGGCTCAAGCTGCTGATGGACCTGCACCCGATCAACTCCAGCGGCCATGTGAAGGAGCCGCGCCACGCGAACGACTACACCGGCGCCGAGATCGTGCGCAAGCGGCTGGGCGACAAGATAGGCCGCCTGTTCTCGGACGTGGCCGATGCTGAAAACCGGCTGCAATATCGCAAGGATTCGCTCGCCACGGACATTGCAGCCATCGACGCTCAGAAGACTAGCCACCGCAAGAGGATGGATGACGATGCGGCCCGTATGGTGAAGGCGCTTGATGAGAGCATGCACGAGTTGGGCGCCACGCTTGGAATCAAGCCCGAAGACCTGACGGCCGAAAAGCTGCATTCGGCTATCGTAGCGCTGCACCGCCGCATCCAAGGCAACGGCATCAGTCGTGCGATTGAGCTGCTGCAGGGCTTGCAGGTTGTCATCAACGAGTCCGTGGCGGAGGCTGCATGATGCGCTGCAGCCGCTGCCATAGAAGCCTGAAATCCCCCGCCGTCATCAGTCGCGGCCTGACCCTTGGCCCGGTTTGCGCGCGCAGGCTAGGAATTTCGCTTGAGCATTCAAAGCGGCCCGGACGGGTGCCAGTGGTGCAGGCGGGGCAGCTGGCTCTATTTGAAACTGAGCAGGTGGCGGCGTGATCTTCGAACCCATCGACACCAGCGGGATCAATATTCTTGAGTTTCCAGTAAGGCCACGCCCGAGCGCCGCCGAGGGTGCAATGCTGCAGCCCGTCTCACACAGCCACTGCAAACACATCTTCACATCCTTTGAGGTTGACATTGACGCCGGGAAATGCCGTTGCAAGAAGTGCGGCGAAGAGGTGGCCTCGATGTTTGTGCTGGAGCAACTCATGAAGGCCGAGAGCCGGTGGATGCGGACGCTGGCGACGTATCAGGATGAAATGAAGCGCCTGAGCGAGCGCAGCAAGACCAAATGCCGGAAGTGCGGCGAGATGACGGAGATCAGCCACAAATGAGCGACCTAATGCTCCAGGTCCAGTGGATCAACCCCCAGCAGGCCCACGCCAGCCTGAATCAAACCGTGGTGCCGTGGGCCAAGTCCATGATGCTGGCCGGTCACCGCCTGGTGGCTGAATTTAGGCTGGCTGAAGACGTCAAGACCGATGGCCAGCGCAAGTACTACCACGGCATTGTCCTGGCCGAGATTGCCAAGCAGGCGCGCGTCAACGGTCAGAAATTTTCACTGGCGGTGTGGAAAGAACATTTCCGCAATGAGTACCTGGGCTTCAAGACGGTGACGTTTGTCAACCCGATGAATGGCAAGAAGTCGCGCCGCCGCGTGCGCAAGAGCACCGAAGACCTGGGCATCAAGGCCTATGCAAACCTGATCGAGCGTGTCACCGCGTTCGCCTGCACCGACCTGGGCGTCGAATTTCCGGCGCGCATTGATCCTGAAACCGGGGAAATATTTCAATGATCCTGACCTTCCCCAAATTCCGCTACGTGCGCGACAAGAAGCTGATAGCGGCTTACCGCGCCATCCCCTGTCAGCACTGCGGCATTGACGATGGAACCGTTTGCGCAGCTCACAGCAACTGGGCCGTTCACGGTCATGGTCTTGGCATCAAGGCCAGCGATGACTACTGTGCGAGTCTCTGCGCTGCCTGTCATGTGCCAATTCTCGATCAGGGCTCAAAGCTGTCAGAACTGGAGCGCCAGGTGATGTGGTGGCTGGCCCACGTCAAAACAATCGCCGAGCTGGTGCGCCGGGGCCTATGGCCCAAAGCCATCCGGGTGCCGGATACGGATCGCTGCCCATTTGATCTTGGAGTCTCAGCATGAAACACCCCGCCTGCTTTACAGAATTTGAATACGCCGGTTGGCTCAAATCCGCCAGAGCAGCGGATTTCGCAGAAAGTCCATGCGACGACTGTACTGCCGCCTATTCTCAAAAGATGAGGAATGAAAAGCGGTGCGCCATGGCCGAGGTCCAGGTACTTTTTCAGCATCACCCGCATTCGAATTATGTGAAGAAGAATCAGGCGCTAGCCCCCGTGAACATTGCGCAAGCAGCTACTAATTAAATAGCAAAAAAAGGAAACCATGCTCAACACCCCGGAAAACCAAGCACCTACGGTCGAAGAGATGTACGACAGCGCCACACATGCCAGTAATCTGCGCGTAGTGGCTGATCGCAACGGCCCAGGTGACCTATTAATAATCATGGGATGGAGCCAGAACTATGTAGGTGCTGCGCTGATGCGGCTGCAAAGCGAGTGGAATGGTGCAGCACACCCCATGCGTATGACAAGCGATCAGATTAAGCTGATGGCCACCACTTACCGCCGTGATGATGATGGTTTGGTGACGACGACCGAAGGCCTACACCTATTGCCGCTGGAGGTGGCGAAGCGTGACGCTAAAAATTGGTACATGCATGAGGTAAAAATTCTATTTGGAAAGCTGAAAAGCCTACCTTTAGCCCGCGACCATTTGGCCAGGTGGGCCCGTTTGCAGATGATCGACAATGCCGACCACCGCGTGGCCGAAATACTGCACTGGCACCTGGACCATAAATGCCCGGCGTGCGAGGGAAGAGGCAAGGAACTCATTCCCAATACGCCAATTCTGTCGCACAAGGATTGCAAGGTATGCCGCGGCACCAAGGAAACGCGTATCCCCCACCAGCAGGGAAATGAGCAGTACCTGCATGAAAGCAAGAAGATGCTGCGGTACATCAATGACTGCATCAAGACCGAGAAGACACGATTGAAACAGACACTGCCCAATCTTCGGCGGGTGAAGAGATTTGCCGAGGGCAGATAAATCAACGATTGCGTCAAGACGTCGCGCACGGCGCTCAAGCAGAGACTGAGGCCGGGTAAAAAAACATCTTGACACACTTGATTTTTGGTGTTATCTTGCGCACCGAGATGGACCAGTCTGCTTAGGCTGTCGCCCCTCACTAACGGCAAACGCCTACAAATTTGGTCGATGCTTAGCTTTAGCGGCATCTTCAGCAGTCAGTAGGACAGCCGCCTCTCGAATTTCCAAAGCCAGCCTAAGTGCTGGCTTTCCTTTTTCACCTCCCGAGACAGCCTCACACGCACACATACGCAGAGATGCCGCACTCGCGGAGGGGAATTCAATGGCATGGCACAGCGCCAGAAGCTGGCCAATCTGTATCGGTAGCTCAACTGGCAGAGCGTCGGTCTCCAAAGCCAAAGGTTGAGGGTTCGAGGCCTTCCCGGTATGCCATCCTTTCCCGTAAACCCGTCAAGCGACTGACACGCTGAGGTCGGGATAAATCTTCTTTTGCAGTGGATAGGCTGGCCAGCCGACAAGAAGCGATCACACCGCTTCTTCCATATGCTTTGTGTGTGGCCTTGCGGTAATCCGCGTGTGAGGGCAATATGATTTACGCAGTTCAAATTCTCAGGACCCAATTTGTAAAGGTTGGGTTCTCACAGTATCCAGATGTGAAGAAAAGGATTGCGGAGCTTCAAACTGGTTGTCCGTTTGAAATTACACCCCTACTTTCGATTGATGGGTCTCTGATTCAAGAAAAGGAGATTCATTCGGCATTGGATAAGGCTTTTGCGCAGATTAGGATTCCTGTTCCGCCAAATGAGTGGTACCCAGGTCGGCATCCATGGTTTCAAAGATTTCTGAATGAGTTGAAATTTGGAGTCAATGCAGCACTGGCATTTTGCGACGATTACAACTATCAAGGGATAAACAAGGGAAGTAGGCCTGAAGGTCCTGCGCGACAGGACTGGAAGCCGAATTTCAAATGGCCTGTTAAAGCTGAATTCTCTGAAGTGCGCATTTACGGTTCCAAAAACCGACAAGCAGTCTGAACCGTTTCCCGCTCAGGGACGATGGCGAGGCAAAGTCGGCTTATTGCAGATGAGGCTAATCTGCTACAGCGGTAAGGGCCGGTGGATGCTGTCAACTCCATGGCACGCCACCGGCACCGCCGCACACATACAGGCTCAATCCATGGCGCCAAGCAAGCTAACCATCAAAGTCACCTTAGCCTGGTGGCTGCCCGTGTACGTCAGAGGCGTGGCCCTGATGTGCGCAATCACCGGACTTGAGCCTGATTGGGGTAGGGTGGAGCGAGTGGTACGCCGGGCTATGCGGGTCAAGATCAGGTGAGACTGACAACGCTAAAGCCCCGCCTGGCCACCCTGAACACCCAACGCCTGATGGCTCAACCCGTCGAAGTAGAGCGCCTGCGCGGTAGGGCAGCCGTAGACCGGCGCACCAAGTGGCTCACGGCTCACCCGCTGTGCGTGATGTGCGAGGCTGAAGGCAGGGTCACAGCAGCTGATGTTGTTGATCACATCGTCCCGCTTTGGGATGGTGGCCAGGACATCGATAGCAACCTGCAGAGCCTATGCCAGACGCCACACCACGATGCCAAGAGCAAGGCAGAGGCGGCTAAGAGGTCGCGCGGTGGGTAGCTTTGTCATACCTGACGGCGACACAGGACGCGGCTGTGGACATGGATGGCTGTGGACAGAGGCGCACCACCAGGGGGGGCGGGTCAAAGTTCGGGGGTCTGGGGGATGGAAACCGCACGTCATCCCACGGACAGACAATTTTCCCGTTTTCAAATAGGAATCATCAAATGGCAGGCGTCAAAGGTCGGAGCGGAGGTGCAAGAAAAGGCACTGGAGGCGCACGGCCTGGGGCTGGGCGCAAGAAAAAGGCGCCTGCTACGGAATCATCAAAAGCGCCCGTCCAGATTGACGACTGCGACATGCTCAAGCTGTTGCAAGATGTTGCGCTTGGCCGCGTCCAGGCCAGCACTATCCAGGTTCGGGCTGCCATCGCCGCGGTCCAGTACACGCACACCAAGCGCGGTGACGGAGGGAAAAAGGAAGAGGTGGCAGGCAAGGCGAAAACAGCCGGACAAGGAAAATTCAAGCCGTCACCGACCCCGCTCAAGCTGGTAGGCGCGAAGTAAATGCCTGAGTGGACTACAGCTTGCCCTGATTGGGCGGCGAAGCTGCGCGCGGGCGAGTCCATCATTCCGCCGCCGATCTTTCCAGAGCATGCCGCAAAGGCACTGGATGTATTCAAGGAGCTTCGGATCGTTGATGCACCTGGCAGCCCAACTTTTGGAGAATCTTGCGACCAGTGGGTATTTGATATCGTAGCTTCAATCTTTGGGGCCTACGATTCCCGGCGCGACTCACCAACTGAAGGACGGAGGCTGATTACGGAATGGTTCATCCTGGTGCCGAAGAAGAACAGCAAATCTACCATCGCGGCCGGCATCATGATGACGGCACTGATTCTTAATTGGCGCCAGTCGGCTGAATTCTCGATCCTGGCCCCAACAATCGAAATCGCGAACAACAGCTACGGCCCGGCGCGCGACATGTGCGCTGAGAGGACTGATGAAGAGTTATCAGCCTTGATGTTGGCCCAAGCCCACGTCAAGACGATTACCAACCGCGATAGCGGGGCGACCTTGAAGGTTTTGGCTGCGGACAACAACACGGTCGGCGGTAAAAAGGGCGTTGGAACCCTGATCGATGAGCTCTGGCTATTCGGAAAGATGGCCAATGCGGAGAATATGTTGCGCGAGGCAACTGGCGGGTTAGCCAGTCGGCCCGAAGGCTTCACCATCTTTCTGACAACGCAGTCAGACGACCCGCCAGCCGGTGTTTTCAGGCAGAAATTGCAGTATGCGCGTGACGTGCGCGACGGAAAAGTCATAGATCCCCGGTTTGTGCCGATCATCTATGAGTTTCCCGACGACATGATCAGGGCCGGCGAGCACCGCGACCCGAAAAACTTTGAAATGGTTAACCCCAATATGGGGTATTCGGTAGACCGTGAATTCCTTGAAAGGGAGTTTCAGAAGGCGCAAAACGACGGTGAAGAGTCAATGCGCGGCTTCCTGGCCAAACACCTGAACGTCGAAATCGGCCTAGCCCTGCGCTCAGACCGCTGGGCCGGCGCCGATTTTTGGGAATCTTGCGCTATCAAGTGCCTGACGCTGGATGAGCTGCTTGACCGCTCAGAAGTCGTTGACGTCGGCGTGGACGGCGGCGGGCTGGATGACTTGCTGGGCCTGGCCGCAGTAGGGCGGTGCAAGGTGACGCGCAAGTGGCTGATCTGGACCAAAGCCTGGGCCCACCCGTCCGTGCTGGAGCGGCGCAAGTCCGAAGCGGCACGCTTTCACGACTTCGCCAAGGCCGGCGACCTGGTGCTGGTCAAACAGATTGGCGACGACGTGATCGAGGTTGCAGAGTTGGTGGCCCGCGTTGAAGCCTCTGGCCTGCTGGACAAGGTGGGTGCCGATCCGGCCGGCCTGGGCGGCATCCTGGACGCACTGGTCGAGGCCGAAGTGCCACAAGACAAGATCGTCGGCATATCGCAAGGCTGGCGCCTTGGCGGCGCCATCAAGACCCTTGAACGCAAGCTGGCCGAAGGCGGCGTCGAGCACGGTGGCCAGACCCTGATGAACTGGTGTGTCGGAAACGCCCGCGTCGAGCCCCGCGGCAACGCCATCCTGATCACCAAGCAAGCCTCTGGCACAGCCAAGATTGACCCCCTGATGGCCACCTTCAATGCCGTTTCTCTCATGGCGCTGAACCCCGCCGCAACAGGCAGCAAGTTTCAAATGTTCGTGGTCTGACGCCGCGACGACTCACCCTCAAGCCCGCCCCGTGCGGGCTTTTTCATTGGAGCTTCTATGAACCGCGCATATTCCACCCTCGATATCAAAGCTGTCACCGATTCCGGCGGCAAACGAACCTTCACCGGCATTGCATCCACGCCCAGCACCGACCGCATGGGCGATGTTGTTGAGCCCAAGGGCGCGCAGTTTAAGCTGCCGATCCCGCTCTTGTGGCAGCACGACAGCCGCCAGCCCATTGGATGGATCACGTCTGCCAAGGTGACTGACAAGGGCATCGAGGTACAGGGCGAGGTCGCCGACGTCGAGGAAGACGGCGCACTCAAACAGCGCCTGACCGACGCCTGGCAAATGCTCAAGGCCAAACTGGTGCGCGGCCTGTCCATCGGCTTCAACTCCATCGAATCAGCCCGCATCGACGGCACCTACGGCCTCAAATTTATCAAGTGGGAATGGCTTGAGCTCAGCTGCGTGACCATCGCCGCGAATCAAGAAGCCTCCATCACCGCAATCAAGTCGGTTGACGACGCACTGCTGGCCGCGTCAGGCCGTGAGCAGCAGCGAAGTCAGCGACATGACCCAGCCCCCGGCGCTTCGGGGACCAAGCAGCAGCCCGCCTCAAGCGGGTTTTTTTTCGCCCGAAGCCTGAAAGGCACTGAAATGAAAACTCTTCAAGAACTGCGCGAGATGCGCACCCAGAAGGCAGCTCGCATGAACGAGTTGCTGGAAACCTGCAAAGCAGCCGGCAACGACATGGACGACGCTGAATCCAGCGAGTTCGACACCCTCGAATTGGAAGTCAAGCAACTGGACGGCGAGATTCGCCAGAAGCGCTTCGACACGTTGAACGCATCCACCGCCAAGGGTGTTGATGGTTCCAGCGCCGCAGCCGCCTCGCGCAGCCGTGGCCCGACGATCATCGTCAAAGGCTCTGATGCCGATGAGAAATTCAAAGGACAGAACTTCACCCGCATGGTGATTGCTAAGGCGTTCGCCCACATGGAGCTCATGAAGGGGAACCATGTGCCCGCGTCCGCCATCGCCGAGATGCGCTGGGGCAAGAGCAACCCGACTCTGGTTCGCCTGATGAAGACGAACGAAATCGCTGGCGGCGGCTCTGGCTCTGGCGAATGGGGTGCTGAACTGGTGCAGGCTGATGCGCGCTACACCGGCGACTTCATTGAGTTCCTGACCTCCAAGACCGTCTACGACAAGCTGTCCCTGCGCCAGATCCCGGCCAACGTCACCATCAAGGGCCAGGATGGCACCGCGACCGGTTACTGGGTCGGTCAATCGAAGCCGATTCCGGTCAGTGCCGCCGACTTCTCGACGGTCACACTGTCGCCGCTCAAAGTCGCCGCGCTGGCAGTCGTCTCCAATGAGTTGCTGCGCGACTCCAGCCCAGCCGCTGAAATGCTGGTGCGCGACGCCCTGGTGGATGCAAGTTCGCAGCGCATCGACACCACGTTCCTGTCGGCTACTGCAGCCTCGTCTGGCGTGTCCCCGGCTGGCCTGCTGAACGGCCTGACGCCGATTGCCTCCGCTGGCGTCGATGCCGCTGGCCTGCGCGCCGACATCAAGGCGCTGTATCGCCCATTCATCACCGCGAAGAACGTCGATGGCCTGCAACTGGTCATGCACCCGGCGCAAGCCAAGGCGCTGTCCTTGCTGGTCAACGCACTGGGTCAGCCGGAATTCCCCGGTTTGACTGTCAACGGCGGCACGCTGCTGGGTGACACCGTGGTGACTGGCGACAACGTGGACGGCGGCAGCATCATCCTGCTCAAGCCGAGCGACATCTACCGCATCGGCGATACCGGCGTGGAAGTGTCGATGAGCCGCGAAGCCATGATCGAGCAGTCCACCGCCCCGAGTGGCGCGACTGACACGCCCGTGGCTGCCGGTCAGTATATGACCAGCATGTTCCAGTCCGAATCAACCGCCATCAAGGTGGTGCGCTCCATCAACTTCGCCAAACGTCGTTCGACCGCTGTGGCTTACATCAACAACGCTGACTACGACGGCATCGAGAGCTGATCTGGTTGATGTGTGACACAAGCCCCGGCCTTTACTGGCTGGGGCTCTTTTTGGAGACAGATATGGAATTTGTGACCACCAAGCAGCACCGCTACCGCGGCAAGATACAGAAAGTCGGCGACAAATACGAGATCGCAGGCAAGTCCGATGCGCGGCTGGTGCAGGCCTTGGGCTGGTCGATTCCGGCGCCTGTGATCGTTGCGCCCGTCGCCCCGGTTGTCGTAGCCAAGGTGCCGGCCCCGGCCCGCGTGGCTTATGTTTCGCGTATTGCGGCTCCTGCGCCCGTCGTGATCGAGCCGCCTGCTGAGCCAGTGGCCGAGGTGGCCGCAGAGTCCATAGGCGATATTGAGCCCGTCGCCGACACCGACAAACCCAAGCGCGCCTACAAACGGCGTGACCTGAGCGCAGAATGAAATTCACCGTGCCCGCCGTCGTCTCCCGCATGGCCGGGGCACTCGCGCGCGTCTTCAAAGCGCCGTCGTCGCTGTCCGGCGTGAATGATCGCGGCGGCTGGATTACCTTGATTGGTGAGTCGTTCAGCGGCGCCTGGCAGAGCAATGTCGAGGTGCGGCAGGATTTGGTGATGGCTCAAACGACCGTGTTCGCCTGCATCACGCTGATCGCGTCCGACATCGGAAAACTGCGCCTGAAATTGATGCAGCAGAACCCCGGCGGAATTTGGGACGAGATCACCAGCCCGGCATTCTCCCCCGTGCTGCGCAAGCAAAACCGCTACCAGACGCGGCAAAAATTTATTGAGCAATGGCTGGTGTCGAAACTCAGTCACGGCAACACCTACGTATTGAAGGAGCGCGACAATCGCGGCGTGGTGGTCGGCCTCTACGTGCTGGATCCGAACCGCGTAAAACCCCTGGTAGCGCAAGATGGCTCGGTCTATTACCAGTTGCAGGAAGATGACATCTCGCATGTGCCCGATGGCCTGGAAGCCATCCCCGCCAGCGAAATCATTCACGACCGCATGGTTTGTCTGTTTCACCCGCTGGTCGGCGTGTCGCCCATCTTCGCCTGCGGACTGGCCGCCACGCAAGCCCTGAAGATCCAGCAGAACAGCGCCAAGTTTTTCGAGAATATGAGCCAGCCCGGCGGCGTGCTGACCGCGCCCGGGCAGATCAGCGATGCCACTGCCGAGCGCATCAAGAAGCACTGGGAAGCCAATTACGCCGGCAACAACAGCGGCAAGGTGGCCGTCGTCGGCGACGGCCTCAAATATGAGGCGATGGCCGTCAACGCCGTGGATGCCCAACTGGTCGAGCAACTGAAGATGTCGGCTGAACAGGTGTGCTCTGTTTTCCACGTCCCCGCCTATATGGTGGGCGCCGCTCCAGCGCCAGCCTACAACAACATCGAGGCGTTGCAACTGCAGTACTACAGCCAGTGCCTGCAAGCGCTGATTGAGTCGGCCGAGGCTTGCCTGGATGAAGGCCTGGGCCTGGTTGATGTGCCCGGCAAGACCATGGGCACCGAGTTTGAACTGGACGACTTGCTGCGCATGGATCAGGCCACGTTGACCGAATCGCTGTCAAAGCTTGTCGCAGGCTCGATTTCGACGCCAAACGAAGCCCGCCGGCGCATGAACAAACCCCCATTGCCTGGTGGCGACACGATTTACATGCAACAGCAGAACTACTCGCTCGATGCGCTCAACAAGCGCGACACGGGCGCTGATCCATTCGGCAAGACTCCGGCCACTCCAGCGCCAGCAGCGCCACCACCCACGCCAGCCGAGGCAGCAGCCAAAGCCGCCGACCAAACACGCGCGCTGATCGCCAGAGCGAGAAAGTCACTCAATGTTTGATATGGACATCCTTGGCGTCGAACTGGCCCGCCTGGTGCGCGACCATGCCGCGCAAATCAACGCGCCCTTGCTGGAACAGATCAAAGCCCTGCAAGACAGCATCGCTGCGCTGCCAGCCCCTAAAGACGGGAAAGATGCCGATGCCGCAGTGATTGCTGCCGACGTGCTGGCACAGGTCACCAAGGCGTTTGATCAGATTCCGACGCCAAAAGACGGTGCCCCTGGTGCATCCGGCCAAAAGGGCGACACTGGAGCTGACGGAAAAGACGGCCGCGATGGCGTCATTGGCAAGGACGGAGCACCCGGAGAAAAAGGCGCTGCTGGCGCCGATGGTGCGCCTGGACGCGACGGCGCTGACGGTAAAGACGGTGCGCCCGGCCAGAAGGGCGATGCCGGCGAACGCGGCGCCGATGGTAAAGACGGCGTCACTGGTGAAAAAGGAATGCCAGGTGAAAACGGCAAGGATGGCGCTGCCGGTCTGGACGGCAAGCAAGGTGAACCCGGACAAAAAGGCGACGCTGGCGAGTACGGGAAAGACGGCGCGCCCGGTGAGAGAGGTGTCGCAGGCGAGAAGGGTGCCGACGGGCTCAATGGCCGCGACGGCGCCGATGGAATCAACGGAAAAGATGGCAGCAATGGATTTGACGGCAAGGATGGAGCGCCCGGCCTAAATGGCAAAGATGGCGTCGACGGACTGCACGGCAAAGACGCCGACCCAGAAGTGATCGCCGCCCTGGTGTCAAAAGCCGTTGACGCCATGCTGCCCGGCCTGCTGGCAAAAGCCATCGAAGCCGCGAGCGTCGACCTGGTGACAAAGACAGTCGCCATGATCCCAAGGCCTACCGACGGCCGCGACGGCCGGGACGGTGCCCAAGGCGCTGCAGGCCGCGACGGCGTGAACGGTATTGATGCTGTCGGCCAGAAGGGTGCCGATGGTCGCGACGGCTGGAGCCCGGACGACCTGGATGTGACCCTGAAAGACGATGGCCGCACCCTCGTGCTATCCCTGCTCAGAGGTGAGTGCGGGATCACGCGCGAGATCAAGTTGGCGATCCCGGTCTACAAGGAAATTTACCGCGTCGGCCTGTACGAAAAGGGTGATTCAGTCACCTACGCCGGATCACTGTGGATCGCGCTGAAAGACACCGAGCTATCACCGGGCGGCTCAAACACCGACTGGCGGCTGGCCGTGAAGGCGGGCAAGCCCGGCAAGGACGCAGCATGACCCCCAAGATCATCATCCAGCCTTACGCCGAGCTGCTGACGATAGAGCAGTGCCGTTTGCATCTGAATGTCCAGCCTTACGAGGTGGACAGCGACGGAATCGGAACCCATCCCGATGACGATCTGATCATGGCGATGCAGGGCGCAGCGCGCGAGCATTGCGAAAACTTCCTTGGCCGCTCAATCGCCCAAAAGACCTATGAAATCGCGTTGGACGAATTCCCGGCCGGCGCAATTGAACTTCCAATGCCGCCGCTGGTGTCGGTCAGCAGTGTGACGGCCGGCGAAGACAGTGACGGCCCACTGGACGCCGCCCTGTACGTGGTGGACGATTACGGTGTGCCGGCACGCGTGGTGCCGGTGGATACCTGGCCAACGGTCATCGCCGCAACGAACCTGGTTCGAATTCGCTACGTGGCCGGCTACGGTGAAGAGTCCGATGGTGTCGAGCCTCTGCCGTACGCGATCCGCGCCGCCATGCTGCTGATGCTGGCCCACCTGTACGAGAACCGCAGTGACACCGATGAAAAAGCCATCGCGAGCATTCCGAATGGCGTGGAAGCGCTGTTGCGCCCGTTGCGGGTGCGCCTGGGGATGGCGTGAGGCCCGGCCGCCTGCGCCACCTGGTGACTTTTCAGTCACGGGTCGATACACAAGATGCGAGCGGTGGAATGGTGCCGTCCTGGGTGGCGGCCTTTCCTATGCCGATTTCGGCTGAAATTACGGCGCTGTCGGGCCGTGAATTGATCGCGGCGCAAGCCGAGCAATCGGCGGTGACGACACGAATCAAGGTGCGTTACCGGCCCGGCTTTGTCACCAGTATGCGTATTCTGCATCGCAACACTGTCTACAACGTCGAGGCCGCGATACCGGATCCTGACAGCGGTTTTGAGTGGGTCACATTGCTCTGCAGTTCGGGGCTGAATGAAGGATGAGCACCGAGAAACCAGATTGGGCCGGCCGCACCGTGGTGTGTATCGCCAGCGGCCCCAGTCTGACCGCCGAGGATTGCGAAACAGTGCGCGCCAGCGGTCATCCGGTGGTCGTTACCAATACCACGTTTCGGCTCTGCCCATGGGCTGACGTGCTGTTTGCGTTCGACGCGAAGTGGTGGACGATGTACCACGAAGAGGTGAAGCGAGTTTTTAAGGGTCGCCGGTTATCGTTCTCTCAGGCAGTGCGCCATATGGCAGTCGAGAGCACCTATATGTCGGGCTGGTTTCACAACTTCGGCAATTCCGGTGCCTGCGCGATTGCAATCGCCATTGCCAGCGGTGCCGACAAGATTGTTTTGCTAGGCTACGACTGTCAGAAGACCGGCGGCGCAGCCCATTGGCACGGCAACCACCCACAAGGGTTGAGTAACGCGCTTTCATTGGATCGCTGGCCCGGGCAGTTCAAGAATGTGGCAATGGAGGCCAAGAACAAAGGCGCTGTCGTGATCAACGCGAGCCGCGAGACGGCGCTAAAGTGTTTCGAGCGCCAGGTATTGGAGGATGCGCTGTGAAATCCATTCGTTGCGGTCGCGGCCTGGGTGATTCGGTTTACCTGCAGAGTGTTGCCCGCCACCTGATCCGGCGCGATGGCCAGCCGCTGCGAGTTTGCTCCGATTGGCCAGACGTGTTCTCGCAGCTGGGTGCCATGGCGAAAGTCGTTCCATTCACCCGAGCCAACATCGACATCCTGGCCCATTACGCCACCCGCAAGCGAATTGCCAACAGCACGCAGTTTCGCGATTGTTGTGTCAACGCCGGGATCATTGAGCCGGTTGAACTGAAATTGGATTGGCCCGAGCCCACCAGCCCATTGATAGACGAGATCAAAGCCTTGGGCCGCCCGGTGGTCTGCGTGCAACTACCGCGCGCGCCGATGGGCCGCACCGATGGCTACGGCGCCGAGTTGCTGCCGGATTGCCGTGTGATTCAAAGGCTGATAGGGAAATTGAAGGAACGGGCCACCATCGTGCAGGTCGGCGCAGGTACGCCGCTGTTCAAGTTTCGCGGCATCGATTTTGATCTGGCGAACAAGACGACCGTGCGCGAACTGATTGACGTTGCGTCGATTGCCGACGGCTTCCTGGGTTACTGCTCGTTCATCCTGGCGCTGGCTGAGTCTCTGAATAAGCCGGCCATCATGGTCTGGGCGCGCGCTGGGCTGCAGTCCAAAGAGTCTTATATACGCCAGATTACGCCGCAGAAGATCATCGAAAAGACGACAACCAGATTTGTGATCGACGACTGCACAGATGAAGAAATTATGGAGGCGCTGCATGGATTTTTGCGATAAGCAGCGCGTGCGGGACATGCTGGCCGACAAGATCGTCGTGATCGTCGGCAGTGGACCGGGCTCGCTGTCGAATCCGGCTGGTTTTGTGGATTCGCACGAAGTCGTCATTCGTGTCAACAACTACAAGCTGATGGGCGGTACCGGCCGGCGCACCGACGTGTTTTATTCGTTTTTCGGTACATCGATCAAGAAATCAGCCGCCAGCCTGAAACACGACGGCGTGACGCTGTGCATGGCCAAGTGCCCGAACGCGCAGTTCATGGAGTCAGCCTGGCACCGCGTGAACGGCATGATGAACGGCGTGGATTTCCGGCCCATCTATGAACGGCGCAAGCCCTGGTGGTTTTGCGACACCTATACCCCGACGACTCAAGAGTTTGCGAAGAATTTCAAACTGCTGGGTGGCCATGTGCCGACCACCGGATTCTCCGCGCTGCTGGACGTGCTTTCGTACAACCCGGCGCATGTTTACCTGACCGGATTCGATTTCTTCGCCTCGAAACTGCACAACTTGAACGAGCGCTGGAAGCCGGCGAACCAGTCAGACCCCATCAGGCATGTACCCGAGGTCGAGGCGCGCTGGCTGGCCGATAACCTGCACAAACTGCCTATCTCGGTAGACCGGCGCCTACAGGCGACGCTCGATAAATTGGCGAGGCCGGAATGATCAAATTCGATGAGTGGTGGCTTCCTGACGGCGAGAAACATCTCCAGCAATGGATGCGCGACATCGGCCTGCGAGTTGATGGAAGGCTCACTTACCAATACAGCAAATACGAAGCTGCATTGAAATTTTGCCGTGGAACGCGCAATTGCTGCGATGTCGGCGCCCATGTTGGGCTGTTCTCTTATTGGATGGCGCGCGATTTCGATCACGTAGATGCATTTGAGCCAATAGCCGAGCACCGAGAGTGCTTTGCAAGAAATCTGAATGAAGACCACTTCATCAAAAAAGTGTCTCTGCATGAATTTGCGCTGGGTGAAAAGTGGGGAAAGGTTTCTTTCAGGACGCCAGAAGGAAGCAGCGGAGGAACGCATATTTCCGGGCCTGGAGAGATTGAAATGCGCCCTCTTGATAGTTTTGGATTGGAAAAAATTGACTTCGTGAAGATTGATTGCGAGGGGTACGAGCTGCAGGTATGCCAGGGCGCAGAAAAACTACTGCGCGCCTGCCGGCCTTGTGTCATGGTGGAGCAAAAAAGCCATACACCGGGCGGGCGCGAGCATATTGCGCCCGGAAAGTCAGCAATTCCAGCGGTTGATTTCCTGACAAGCCTAGGCGCTGAAGTGCGGGCAGTATTGAGCGGCGATTACATCTTGAGTTGGGAATAGTATGAGCAAAAACAAAGCAATGCACGAGCCGCTGCGCCAGATGCTGACGCGGAGAGGCATTGTTGATCCCGAGTCGATCATGCCGTTCACCCTGCTGTCGAATGCAAGACTGAAAGCAATCGTGTCAGCGGTGGATATGGCAAGGAGCCTGCCTGGCGATACGGCTGAAATCGGGTGCCATGCAGGCGGTACGTCTTCCATCATCGGATCGATCAATGGAGGTAAGCGCCACTGGGCGGTCGATACCTTTGCCGGACTGCAGGACGTATGCGAAAAAGACGGGCACATGTACAACGGTCAGTTTTCAGCTGAGCGCCTGACGCTTCAGTGGGTCAAGCAGCGACTGGCACCGCTGAAGAATGTGACCGTGATCGAGGGTTTCTTTCCTGAGTGCGCGGCCGAGATGTCGGGCATCGAGTATTCATTCGTTCATATCGATGTCGATTCCTACGCATCGATGAGGACGTGTATCGATTACTTCATAGCGCGCATGTGTGACGGCGGCATCATAGCCATGGATGACGTGATCGGATGCGGCACGCCGGGTGGAAAAATGGCGTGGGCCGAGACGGACAAATCGCATCTGGCAGTCATTTCTGAAAATGATCCTCAAGTTATCGTTCGGGTATCCAAATGATCTACCGCTACAAAGAACAGCTCTACCCGGCCTACCTTAAGAATGGAAATGCCTGCCGATTCATCACCCCGGTTGCGCTGGAGTTCTGCAAGGGCAATGGTGTTGATGTTGGCTCCAGCAAGTGGCCGCTGCCGGGCGCAATACCGGTCGAGCTCAAAGACGGCGGCGATGCGATGAATCTGCCCGGCTTCACGCCTTTCGATTTTGTCTTTTCAAGCCACTGTCTTGAGCACCTGGTTAATCCCATCGAGGCGCTGAAGCACTGGAGGTCTCGCATCACTGAAGGCGGTGTTCTATTCCTCTACCTGCCGCACCCGGACATGGCCTACTGGCTGCCGCAGAACTGCTCGAAGCATCTGCATTCGTGGACGCCCGAGGCGATGGCGCAGATCGTGCGCGACCTTGGATTTAAGCTTGTCATGCACAGCCAGCGCGACATGGCATGGGGGTTTTCAGTGGTTGGTTTTCTGAGCTGAGTCATGGCCGCATTCAACGTCGAAACCAAGCTCCTTTTGGACATTGACGGGGCAATGGCTCGACTCACGGCCGCAGCTGGTGAAAAAACACTTCGAGCTGCTGGCTTTGCCGGTGCTGAAGTGTTCCGCGATGAAGTCATCATGGCAGCGCCAAAAGATACGGGTTTTTTAAAGAGCCAGATCGGTGTTGTCAGGGCCACTGAGAAATCTGATGGCGAAAATGTTCAGACTTATTTAGTCAAGGTCTTGACCTTCGCCACCAAGTACGCGAACACAAAGGCAAATGTTCGCGCTGGTCGCGTTACGCAGTCGGGCATCAGCCTGAAAAAGTACCAACAGACGGACGCCTTTTACTGGCGCTTCTTCGAGTTCGGATCATCAAAGATGGCAGCGCGCCCGTTCATCCGGCCATCTTTTGATTCAAAAAAAGATGAGGCGCTGCGGGCCATGAGAACCAAGTTAGCGGAAAAGATAAGTGAAGCCTTGAGCGGTAAATTATGACCACCGAATCCCTCATCTTCGACGCCTTGAAAACTCTAGTGGCGAACCGCGTTTACCCCGATGTCGGCCCGCCCGGCGTCGTGCGGCCCTACATAACTTATCAGCAAGCAGGCGGCCGGCCGGTAAACTTTCTTGAAGGCACGACCCCGAGCAAAGAGAATTCTCGCATGCAGATCAACGTCTGGGCGACTACCCGGCCCGCCGCTAAATTGCTGGCCAAACAAGCCGAGGCCGCTCTGTGTGGAACCGCAGCGTTGCAAACCACTGTTTTAGGTAAGCCGGTCGCCGTCTACGAGGAAGACACAAAATTGTTCGGCACACGCCAGGATTTCAGTTTCTGGACCTCCACCTGATCCCATAACCACCCAACAGATGAACCCGCCTTGTGCGGGTTTTTTTGTGCCCAGTCGCCCGCCAAGGGCATCACAACCAAGCCGCTTTTCAGCGGTTTTTTTTCGTCCCTTGAAAGGATAACCATGTCAGTCTCTCTCCCCAACGGCGCCTTGGTTGCCATCGCGTCCGGCTATGGAGCCGTTAAATCCATGACCGCTCTCACCAACGCCAACCCAGGCGAGGCCACGCTTGAGGTGTCGCACGGCGTCGTCACTGGCGACATCCTCGAAGTCACCTCCGGTTGGTCGCGCCTGACCGATAAGATTGTGCGCGCCGGCACGGTGGCGACGAATCAAGTTCCGCTGGAAGGCATTGACACCACGTTGACCAGCATCTATCCGGCGGACGGCGGTGTCGGCACGGTGCGCGAGATCAGCGGCTGGACTCAGCTGTCCCAAGTGTTGAATTCAAGCTCAAACGGTGGCGATCAGCAGTTCCTGGAATACCAATTCCTCGAAGCCGACGCCAAGAAGCGCATGCCGACGTTCAAAAACCCGATGGGCATGACCTTCAGCATCGCGGATGACCCGACATTGGCTGGCTACATCCTGGCCGGTGTAGCGAATGACGACCGCCTGCCGCGCGCCGTGCGCATCACCTTGGCCAGCGGATCGATTCTTTTCTACAACTGCTACATCAGTTTGAACCGCACGCCATCGCTGACGGTCAACGAACTGATGGCGTGTGAAGTCACGTTGTCGATGCTGGCCGAGCCCGTGCGCTACGCCTCGTAAACCTCGATCACAAACCCGGCTCGTTCGCCTTCGTAGGGCGGGCGGGCTGGGGGCGTGTTTACCAAAACCCTACGAAACAAAATCATGGCAAAACTTACTCTCAAAGTTGACCCCACCTTTCCGGCGATTGTCGATATTCCAAAAGCTGGCAGCGAGCCCGTGCAGATCAGATTTGATTTCAAGCACCGTACCAAAGATGAGTTGAACGAATTCACCAAGACGCGAGCCGATAAGACGGATGTTGAATACATCATGGAGATGGCAACCGGTTGGGACTTGAATGACGAATTCAATGCTGAAAATATCAACTCGGTGTGTCAGAACTACATCGCCTCCCCGCTTGCGATTTATATGAAATATGTAGATGAGTTGGTGAAGGCCAAAGCAAAAAACTAAAAGCCGTCGCTGTTGCCCTGTACACACCCGGCCCAACAGCAACAGAGGCGGCGGCATTTGGCTTGACGCTGGAAGAGGCGCAGGGCCCCGGTACTGATATCTGGCCCGACAACGTGCAGGCGGTCAACGTTTTTATCAGCATGGCTACTCAGTGGCGCATTGGCCCGAACGGTGTTACTGGGTTGGACTACAACGCACTGGCCTTTGTCATGCGTGCCAACGACGTGAAGGAAGCCGACCGCGCTGCAGTGTTCGACGACCTGAGAACACTCGAAGACGCCGCCCTGGAAACCATACGAAAGAAGAAAAAATGAGCGATGTAATTGGCAAAGGCGTTATCGAAGTCTCCGCAGACTCACGCAAGCTAACTGCTGGCATTGACGAGGCGAAGCGCTCGCTCAAATCGCTGGGCATTGCTGCGGGTGACGCCACCAAGGGCCAGAGAGCATCCATTGACAAGTACATCAAGTCACTTGGTCAGATGGCCGTCACATCGGGCAAGACCGGGCGCGAGCTGGAGCTTTACAAATTGGCCCTGCGCGGCGCCTCTGCCGAGCAACTGAAGGCCGCAGACTCTGCCTTGCGCATGGCAGAAGGCTATGCCAAGGGCGAGCGCATTGGTGCCGCCATCAAGACCGGGTTGCTGACGCTGGGCGCCGTCGCCGCTACCGGCTTGATCGCCGCCTATGTGGCCTTTGACAAGCTCAATAAGAAGGCCGGCGACTTTCAGGACATGGCCGAGAAGGTGGGCGACACCGCGCAAAATATCGCCTCCCTGGCAGTAGCGGCGGGAACGGCTGGCACCGGCATGGAGACGGTCGTCAGCGCCAGCGCCAAACTGACCAAGGGCCTGACGGGTGTCGATGACGAATCGAAGGCAGCCGGCTCTGCGATTGCGGCGCTGGGCCTGAGCATCAAGGACTTCAAGGCGCTGGCCCCGGCCGATCAAATGGAGGCCGTCGCCAAGGCACTGGCCGGCTTCAAGGATGGCGCCGAGAAAACCGCTGTCGCCATGGCTTTGTTTGGCAAGTCGGGCGCGGACCTGTTGCCCTTCCTGAAAGAACTGGGCGCCGAGGGTGGCCGCCAAGTCATCCTGACGCAAACACAGATCGAACAGGCCGACGCCTATTCAGACAAGCAGGCCAAGCTGCGTACCGAGTTGGGGCTGCACGCGCAGGCCATTTCCACGCAGATGATCCCGGCTTACAACGCCTTCACCGAAGCGCTGATTGAGACTGCCAAAGAAGCTCTTGGCATGCGCAACGGGATCAAGGGTATCGCCGACGACAACTCAATCAAGGAATTTGCGCAAGACGGCGCGCTGCTGTTGGCGAACCTGGCCGATGTGGCCTATGACGTGGCCGGCGCATTCCGCTTCGTCGGCAACAACCTGGGCGCCATGGCAGCCATTGCCGCTGCGAATCTTCGGCTGGACTTCGCCGGTGCCCGCGCCATTGGGCAAGCCTCAGATGAGCAGAACGAAAAAATCTTGAAGGGCTTGGGTCTGGCTGACAAGGTGCAAGCGCGTATCGACGCGATGAACTCCAGGAACACCATCGGCGCCTACACTTCCAGGTCTACGCGTGATGCCAAAGACGCCAAGCCGACATTGAATTTCAACGGCGCCCAAAGCAAGGGCGGCAAAGGCGGCGCCGGTGGCGGCGAGGCCAGGTCGCAACTGGTCGCTGACCTGTCGGGCATCAAGGCCGCTTCCGACGCGCTGACCAACACCTACGGCAATGCGCAGAAGATCATGGAGGCCATGCGCTCCGCTGGCCTGGTGGACGAGCGCGATTATTACGCATCAAAACTGGCCTTCCTGAATCTCAATAACCAGGCGCAGGAAGATGCGCTCAAGCAAGAGATTGACCGCCGGGGCAAAGAAAAGCTCAGCGGCAAAGACAAGCTCGACAACCTGCGCAAGATCACCGAGGCGCAGGCCAAGCTCGACAAGCTGCGCGAGAATTCGGCCACCAGCCTGCAATTGCTGTCAATCCAGGAAGAGGCTGCAACCAAGAAGCTGGCGCAGTATTACCGCGACGCCGAAGCCGCTGCGCAGGATTACCTGGACACCATCAGCAAGGCGCAGCAGCGCGATTTATCCGGTATGGGTGTTGGGAATCAGGAGCGTGACCGAACCTCGGGCCGGGCCCAGATCGAGGACAAATATTCCAATCAGCGCAAAGACCTTGAAAAGAGCCGCCGCGATGCCGAACTGAACGGCACCTTTGGCACCGATGCGCAAAAGAAGTACGACGACGAACTCGACCGCATCCGGCGTTTTCAGGCGAAAGCGCTGAGCGAGTACGACACCTATTTTTCCGAGCGGATGAAAAAGGAGTCTGACTGGTCAATCGGCGCCAGCGAGGCCATGGCCAATTACATGAGCGAGTCGCACAACATCGCCAAACAGTCAGAAAAGGTGTGGACTGATGCTTTCCAGGGCATGGAAGACGCGCTGGTAAGCTTCGTGCAGACCGTAAAGCTTGATTTCCAAAGTCTGGCTAATTCGATTGTGGCCGACATCACCCGCATCATCATCAAGCAGCAGATCAGCAATGCATTGGGCATGGCAACCGGGGGGGGTAGTGGATCGAGCGGCGGCGGTTTTCTGACCAGCATCATAGGCGCTGCAGCTGGTTACTTTGGAGGAACCGGGGCGCAGGCCTCTGTCGCAAGCTCCATGGGTGGCGACTCGCTCGACAACATGCTCAAGCTGACCAAGAACTTTTCTGGCCGTGCCATCGGCGGCCCAGTATCAGCGGGTGGTCTGTATCGTGTGAATGAGAGCCGACCTGAGTTACTCCAAGTCGCCGGTAAGCAGTACCTGATGATGGGCAACCAAGGCGGCACGGTGGACGCCAATAAAGATTCTGGCAACGGCTCCAGCGGACAAAGCATGGTTCTCAATCAGACCGTGAATTTCGTCAATAGCGGTCCGGTGGATCGCCGCACGCAAGCGCAAGTCGGTGCCGCCGCCTACAGTGCAGGCGCGCGCCTGACCGCGAGGAACAGCTGATGCCGATCACCATTTACAACGACGTCATCATGCCGAATTCCGTACTTTCGGCTGGCGTGCGCGGCAAGCAGATACGCAACAACACGCGCACCGAGGCGCAGAACGGAGGTATCAACGTCAATATCAACTGGAGCAAGACGCTGCGCCAGTACGAGTTGGGAACCGTGCCCATGTTGCTGACCGCTTGGCAGGCCATCGAGGGCCTGCACGAAGTCACCGACGGCGGCGCCTACGGTTTTCTGATGGAAGACCCCAAGGATCACAATGTAGCGACAGGCGAGGGTCTTCTTTACCCCTATACCACGGACCTGATCGGTACCAACGGCCTGGGCTACGGCCTGCCCACCTACAAGCTGCATAAGCGTTACACCTCGGTCGGCTCCAGCCGATCCAAGGACAGAGCCATCACGCGCCCACATTCACCGATCGTGCTCAAGCGCGATGCCAGCACGGTGACAATTGGATCATCGGCGGGAAATGCGGCGGTCAACTACGACACCGGCACCGTCACCTTTGTGGCCGATATCTCGGAGGCTGTCAGTAGCGTCACGGTCGGCGCCAGCACGGTCTTGAACTTTGCCGACGGCCTGGGCATCGTCGCCGCCATGTCGGTGGGCCAGCGCGTCTACCTGACCGGCATTGCCGGCACCGCCGCCACCATCCTCAACAGTCTGAGCCACGCCATCAGCGCCAAGGGAGCCGCCAGCCTGACTATCAGCACCGTCACCACCGGCCTGACAGCAACGGGCGGCACGGCCAATAAATACCCGCAAGCCAGCGAGGCCCTGACCTGGACCGGCAAGTTTTATGTCCCAGTGCATTTCGAGTCCGACACCATCGACTGGGAATTGCTCATCGCCGGTTACGCCGACGCCCGCTATTTGGCCGGGCCCAGCGTTGTTTTGAACGAGGTGCGCGAATGAAGACCGGCATCAGCGCCGCTTTATTGGCGCACTACGCGCAGGGCACCACCAGCCTTTGTACCTGCTGGAAAGTCACGCGCACCGATGAGGTGGTATTGGGCTACACCGACCTGGACCGGGACGTGACTTTCGAGGGCGTCACTTACTTGGCCAGCAGCGGCTTTTCGCCATCAAATTTCGAGAGTCAGTCCCGGCTCGCGGTGGACAACCTGGAAGCCGTCGGTGTGCTGGACAGCGAGAGTTTGACGGTAGAAGACCTGGCGGCCGGTGTCTGGGACTTTGCATTAGTCGAGGTGTTTCGCGTCAACTGGCGCGACCTGACCATGGGCCGGGACCTCCCGATGAGCGGCCGCCTGGGTGCAGTCGATCAATCACGCAACACCTTTAAGGCGGAATTGCGCGGCCTGACCAACGCTTACGCCCAAACCGCCGGCAGCGTGTGCCAACCCGCCTGCCGCGCCACCTTGGGCGATGCGCGCTGCCAAGTGAACCTGGCGCCCTTTACCGTCACCGGTACGCTGGAATCAGTCTCGGACGATGGCATCGTGCTCACCGACTCCACCCGCACCGAGCCCGGCCCCGCCGGTGGAAAGGCCATCACCGGCATCAGCCAGGCCACCCTGCCGGTGGTCACTTGCACCGCGCATGGCTTCGTCGCCGGGCAGATCGTCTACATCGCTGGCGTCATCGGCATGCTGGCCATCAACGGCCAGTTCTACGTCGTCAAGACCGTGCCCAATGTCAACAGCTTCACGCTGGCCGGAGTTGACACAACCAATTTTGTTCCCTACGCATCGGGCGGCACCGCGACACCGCAGGGCGATGCCGGCTATTTCGATTACGGCAAGTTGACCATGACCACCGGTAGCAGCACCGGCCTGAGCGCCGAGGTCAAGGCCTATTCGCCCGGCACCATCACGCTGCAGTTGCAGCTGCCACGCGGCGCGCAAGCGGGCGATGAATACACGTTGGTGGCCGGTTGCGGCAAGCGCTTCACTGAAGACTGTGTAGTCCGGTTCTCCAACGGCATCAACTTTCGCGGCGAGCCGCATCTGCCTGGCATGGATCAAGTATTGAGAGTGGGTGGTGCGTGATGGTGACAAGGCAGAACATCGTAGACGAGGCGCGCACCTATCTGAACGTGCGCTGGCATCACCAGGGCCGCAACATGGCCGGTGTCGATTGCCTGGGGTTGGTAATCCTGGTGGCACATCAATTGGGTTTGACCGACTTTGACACGGCTGATTACGGCCGCATTCCGGATGGCCAGCGCCTGCGCGCCGGCTTGACTGAACACATGGATGTGACTCGAACTCATCAACCCGGTGACGTGCTGCTGATGCGCTTTGAGCAACACCCGCAACATGTGGCCATCGTCACCGACCGGGGAATCATCCACGCCTACGCCCAGGTGCGCAAGGTGGTGGAGCACCGGCTGGATTCCGTCTGGTCAAGCCGCATCGTGGCCGCCTACAGTTTCAATGGTATTGCGTAATGGCCAATCTTGTTTTAGGTGTTGCTGGTGCCGCTGTCGGATTTATGGTTGGCGGGCCGATGGGCGCTCAGATGGGTTTCATGGCGGGATCAGCCGTGGGCGGTGCATTATTCCCGCCCAAAGGCCAGGACGGACCGCGCCTGAACGACCTAGCGGTCCAGGTGAGCAGCTACGGCCAGCCGATCACGCGCCTGTGGGGTACGCACCGCATTGCCGGTAACGTCATCTGGTCAACCGATTTGGTAGAGCATGAAGCAGAGCAAGGCGGCAAGGGAGGGTCCAGCTACAGCACCTTCAGTTACACCAGTTCATTTGCCGTCTACCTGTGCGAAGGAGAGATCGATGGCGTGCGCCGCATCTGGGCCGATGGCAAGCTGATCTATGACATCAGCACGACCAATCTTGGCAATCAGATCGGCTTCACGGCCTCCAGCTTCGTGGTCTACCACGGCACCGAAGCTCAGGTCGAAGACCCAACGATTCAGGCACACATCGGAGACACCCCTGCCTACCGAGGCATGGCCTATTGCGTGTTCGCGGATTTGCAGTTGGAGAAATTCGGCAACCGCATCCCGAATCTGACCTTTGAGGTGGTGAAGGATGGTGTGGTGGGGCAGCGTGCGGCGACTACTTTTGGTGAGCACTACATTGCTGGCGGTGGCACCTCCGAATTCGAGTGCGACATAAATTTTTCGGGCACCGAGTTGTGGGTCAGCACGATGTCGGGGCACCCGGACGAGGATTACGAGGCGCTCGCCGTGCCGATGATCAAGTCCTATGACCCCTACACGCATGCGCTCTTGTATCAATATGAAGTCCCGATGGAGCGGATAGAGGTTGATTTCGGGTGGGTTGAGTGCTATCCGATAGGCGGCTATGGCATTTGCTACGGCGATTATTACTTTGTCGGGCGCGGCGCGCCTGGGCCGGCTCGCTTGGGAGCAGAGGTCTTTTGCGGTGGCGGCGTCAGTTGCGGCAACCCAAACCCCTATATCCACGCCACGGTGGTGGGGCCGGCCCATTCGATTTTTTACATCAACGATTCCGAGTCAAGCGGCCAGTTCCAGAATGCGTTTTACTGGCCAAGCGTGCCGGTGCGTTCAGGCTTCGAGCCGCAAGTTGACGGCAGCATCCTGACCGGCCACTGGGTGGGCATGGCCAGCGGCAACGGTATCGTCTCTGAATTCGGCGTGAACTTCAAGCAGACCTACAAGAGCATGGGTGGCGGCTATAGCCAAATGCCGGAAGGCCGCAGTCATTGTCAATGCGATTACTATTCACCAGCGGACGTATTCTCAGGATTTTCAATTAAAACGCCAGGCTGGGCTTTTAAAGCCGTTGCGTGCCGCCCCGAGCTGACGGCAATCCTGGGCTACCAAGATACCAATCACTTCTACCTGTCCATGGGCACCGAAGCTGATGATGTCACCGTCATCGCCGGCAGCGGAGTCACCATGCCGGCCGCCTGCTGGGATGAGGTGCGGCAGGTATTGTGGTTGTTCGGCGGCGAGGACTACAACACCCTTTACGCTAACGGCGTCATCACGGATTTTGTTTTCCCGCCTATTTTCAGTGGAACACAAAATACCTGGGTCAAGGGCATGACGATTGACCAGCGCACCGGGATGCTGCGCTTGCTGGTCGGTGGCGGCTTGGATTACCCGGTCCATTTGGTGCTGCTCAACCCGGATCAATCCATTGATCCAGTCACCGGCTTGCTGCTACCGATGGAGATTGTCGAGACGCAAGAATTGACGATCCATGTCGCATCCACGAACGGGAAACTGTGGGACTTCCCGACGCAGGGCAAGGTCATCTATGCCAATGGCTACTACCTTTACGACATCCCCTATGGCCACACGCTGGCCCCGGCCCCGGTGCTCTTGTCGCTGATCGTGACCGAGATTTCCGCCGAAGTCGGCTTGACACCGGAACAGATCGACGTGACCGAGTTGACCGACCTGGTGTGGGGCTTCGTCATCGCCCGGCAAGGCGCGGCCCGCAGCGCCATTGAACAATTGATGATGGCCTTCTCGTTCGACGCGGTTGAGTCTGAAGGCAAGGTCAAGTTCGTGAAGCGCGGCAAGCCGCCCTGCGTCACGCTGACCGAGGACGATCTGGCGGTGCACGACTACGGCCAGGCAACGCCGACGGCGCTCCCCCTGACGCGCGCCGACGAGGCCGAATTGCCGCGCAATGTCACCATCAAATACACCGACCTCGACACCGATTACATGACTGGCGCGCAAAGCGCATCGCGTCAAACCGGGCGGGCGCTGGCCGAGATGACGGTCGAGATGCCGGTAGCGCTGAGCAGTGCATCTGCCAAGGCGATTGCCGACTACGCGCTGTATTCGGCCTGGGTGGCGCGTACAACAACCAAGTGGAGCACCTCGCTGGCCTTTGCCAAGTACGAACCGACCGACATTGTGTCGATCGACGGCAACCCGATCCGCATCAGCAAGCGCAGCCAGCAAAACAACATCCTGACCTTCGAAGGCACGTTTGATTCCGGCACCATCCTGACGGCCGGCGCGGTGGCTGGCACGGCAGAGGGCCAGGCCAGCCAGACCATCGCGCTGCCGGTCAAGACCCTGCTGGCGCTGCTGAATGTACCGATGCTGCGTGACCAGGACGAGGATGCCGGCTTCTACGCCGCAGCCTGCGGACTGAGTACACCATGGGCTGGCTGCCTGCTTGTGAAAAGTGCTGACGATGGCGCCAGCTTTTCCAGCGTCACCTCACTGCTCAGCGCGGCGACGATGGGCATCGCCAGCGCATTGGAAGACTTCACGCCCAACATGTTCGATGAGTTCAACACCTTCACGGTGCGGCTTTTCAGCGGCTCGCTGTCGTCAGCGACGGAACTCGCGGTGCTGAATGGCGCCAATGTGGCGGTGCTGGGTGGCGAGATCCTGCAATTCAAAACCGCAACCCTGGGGCTGGATGGCAATTACACCATCTCGGGCCTGCTGCGTGGCCGCAATGGCAGCCTTACCAGCGGCCACGGTGGCGGCGAAACCTTTGTGCTGGTGTCGTCGTCAACATTGGAACGCATCCCGGCCGCGACGGCTGAAATCGGCCTATCCCGGCTCTACAAGGGTGTGACGCTGGGCACCAGTTACGCCTCGGCCGATAACGTGGATTTCGCCACCACCGCTCAGGCGCTGGAATGCGTGTCACCCGTACACCTCGGGGCGGGTCGCGATGCATCCGACAACCTCACCATCATCTGGCAACGCCGCACGCGCAAGGGTGGCGAGTGGCGCGACAACGTGGACGCATCCCTAGGCGAAGACGCCGAGGCCTACGAGATCGACGTGTTCGAGGACGACACCTATGCCGTCGTGTTGCGCACCATCACAGCCACCGCCACGACCGCCAACTACACCGCAGCGGAACAAACGACGGACTTCGGCTCGGCCCAGTCCACGGTCTACGTCCGCATCTACCAAATCAGCGCCGCCGTCGGTCGCGGCGCGCCACTCGAAGGGGGTATTTAATGTCCGGCAGCACCACCAATCTAGACCTGATTGCCACGTCACAGGCGCAAAAAGAGGTCACGGCGAACGCCTTGTTTGATGCGGCAAGCGCATCCATGATGCTCGGCCGGCGCGCCAGCACCTGTTCAGCCTTGACCTGGGGTTATTACGGCGGCGGCATGATAGTTTCCGGCGTACCGACCGTAATTGCCAATGGCACGGTGGCGCTCACCGCCAGCAGTACCAATTATGTCGAGGCCGACGGCAACGGCGTGGTAACAGCGAACGTGATCGACTTCACGGTTGGGGCCTACCCGCTGTATAAGGTCGTGACCGGTTCCGCCACTGTGACAAGCTACATTGATTACCGCATTTCCTATGCTGTGTTCACCGGCAACGGCACCGTCACCAGTGTGGCGGCCTCGGTGCCAGCTGAATTCGCCGTAGCCGGCTCACCCATCACGGCGGCGGGAACGCTGGCTATCACCAAGGCGGTGCAGAACGCTAATAAAGTATGGGCTGGGCCAACGACCGGTGCCGACGCGGAGCCTGTGTTTCGTGCGCTGGTGCAAGCCGACCTACCAGCGCAGCCCTTCGACGTGCACGCCTTCTATCCAGGCATTCCAACTGCATCGGCCATCGTGGTCCGGGTGCCGGTAGCGCGTGCCGTCGGTTTCGTGGCGGACTTTGTTGGCAGTTACGGCAAGGCCAGCGCAGCCGCCACAGCCAGCATGGCGTTTGACGTGCAGAAAAACGGCAGCAGCATTGGCACGATCACCTTTGCCGCAGCCGCGTCCACCGCCACATTCACCACCGCCGCAGGCGCGGCACAAACGCTGGCGGCGGGTGACGTGCTTTCAATCATCGCCCCGGCTACGCCGGATGCAACCCTCGCAGACCCCGGCTTTGTGCTGGCTGGAACACGTTAAGGAGAAATACAAATGGCACTCTTGTTTATGGATGGTTTTGACCACTATGCGACGACTGATATTGCGAAGAAAGGGTGGTCAGTCGGTGGCGGTGCAGTGGCTATAGCCTCAAGCAGTGGAAGGCGTGGTGGCGGGGCATTGGCCGCGCCAAATAATAGCAGTTCAGGTTGCATCACTCGCACGATGCCCGCATCTGGGAGCTGGATCATCGGAGGCAGTTTCGCACTGGTTGGTGGATCAATATCTAGCGCTCCGCTGTTCTCTTTGCTTGATGCCGGGACCGCGCAATGTGAGTTGCGCCTGAATAGTGACATGACATTGAGCGTCACACGTAACGGCACCGCGGTGACAAACGGTACGTCAGCCATGTCTCTTGTGCTAACCACGACTTACTTTCTTGAATGGAAAGTCACAATCGCCGACTCTATTTCAGCGGCGAGTTGCAAGGTCAGAGTGAACGGTGCTGACTGGATCACTGTTGCGACCGGACAGGATTTGAAGAACACGGCGAACGCATCAGCCAGCCAAGTGCGCATTGGGCCTGCCTCATCTGTGGGTTCCGGGATCACAGCCTATTACGATGACTTCTACATCTGTGATAGCTCAGGCTCCACCAACAATGACTTCCTTGGTGATATACGCATCGACACCATCTACCCGACCAGCGACGGCAACTATAGCCAGTTCACGCCCAGCACTGGCACGTCTCACTTCGCACTGGTCGATGAAGCAACGCCCAACACCACCGACTACAACGACGGCTCAACGGTCGGCGATTACGACAGTTATGGGCTGGGAAACCTCGCGGCGCTGACCTCGCAGACGGTCTATGGCGTACAGGTCAATGCAGCGATCATGAAAGACGATGCGGGGGCCAAGAGTGCGGCGATGATGGTCCGATCCAGCACTACAAATTCAGACGGCGCATCAGCCTCCTTGGGCACGTCTCAGGTGTATGTCTCGCAGGTGTATGAAACCGATCCGAACGGCTCTATTGCCTGGACTGAAACCAGCGTCAACGCGATGGAAGCCGGGGTCAAGGTGACGGCATGACAGTCGCTCGCGTCAGTCAGGTTCCAGTCGAGGTCATCCGTACCAACCTCGCGGTTGTCGCTCGCACTTCACAGGTAGCTGTTGAGGTGTTGCGCATCAACACAGGCACGGTCATTCGCGCCTCGCAACTCGCGGTCGAGGTGCTGCGCCCGAATGCTGATAGCGCGTCCACATCGCGCCCGGTCTGTTTCGTCTGCACCTGATCAAATCAAGCCACTCAACCC